CCAATTACTAACCAAGCTAGTCGCGTTCGAGGTGAACGTACTAGGCTGAAGCCTCACCGAATCAGTGGGCAACACTATACCGCTAACGGTAACTTCCCAAGCCAAAGTATAACCATAACCGCCTGCGGTGGTCGTGGTAACACAAAAGGAAGGGACAATGTTCGCTCCGATAGATACAACCGTAGCAGCGCCGGTGCCCTGAGACACGGAAGCTAAGGAAATGAGCGAACTTGACGACGTGTTCGCTAGAGACTGGCCCGTGGCGGTAACGTCGGCGCTAGACGTAAAATTGATTCTGTATGTACCATTCTTACGCAGAAAGAATCTAGCGTTGTTGAGAGGGTCGATCTCCACAACAGTGGTAAGCAAGCCGGTGTTCCCCGTAGTTGTAAACGCTGGGGGCACCAAGCTGTAAGCGGTGCTTGCTGACACGGTTCCTGGAGAACCGACGAAATTGATGTTACAGTTCCTGTTCAAAGAAGAACCGACACCAACCGTACCATCGGTCCTGCTAACCAATGTCGTACCTGGGATATACAACGGAAGTCCATTGCCACCCAATACAGGCTTCATGAACTCGATGTCATAACTAACCCATATCTCTCCCATGGTTGTGCCCGTGGTCCCGGGCAAACCAGTAGTCGCTAGCTGGAAGCGACCATAATCGTAGAACCTTCTGTCGTTAGTATCTACGGTCTCGTACGAAGGGTCACGGACATATAATACATCCAACCCTGAATACTTGGGGTCACACTCAATAGCGTGAACCAAACTCATAGACGGCTTGGTAGAAACGGCGAACTCGCTGTTCTCCATCTCGATCTTGCTAACAAAAGACCTATCTATAGAGTTATAATTGGTCGCCATGATGACGGTACCTAACGCACCGCCGGCGGTGATGTCGCTACTCATGGTCTTGTAAGCGAACACCATCCCGTGAATCTTATACTGGCTGTACTGCCTAGCCATAGTGGCCAGCCAGGGAAACAACGTAGCATTAGCGGGATTGATAAGAAACGACTCCAAGCTAAAAGTACTAGGAGAATTTGGTACCACCAAGTCCTTAACGAACTCTCGGTGGGTAACCCTAATACTATGGTCGTTCTTAACAAACTGAGGAATCATATCCACCGAAGTGGATACCTTGCTCAGCGAATTGGCGCGGACGGAATAATTTCCGTAACCTGTAACCGCTGCCAACCCGGCGCCCAAGCCTTTACCGGCCAAGGCGCCTAGGGGGCCATACTTTGCCCCCATCTGGGCACCTTTCTTTGCAAAGGTGCCCTTAGGAATGGAGCTTAAAGCTTGATCAAGCTTAGCTGCCATCCCGCGAAGATTAAAAGTTTGGTAATTGCCCTTACCCTTAATCTTCCTTCCCCCCATTCTTTTGGCCTGGGGGCGAGCCTTCTTCGACTTAGTCATCGCTAGGGAGAGGTGGCTAGCGCGGCGGCCCTTTCTTCTAAATAGGCCTCAAACCTCGAGACTAATTCTTTGTCTGGATGGTTCTCCATTTCCTTAGACCAGTTCACCTCCGAAGAGACAATGTCCTTAGTAACGGTAGTCTCATAAAACATCCTTTGATAGGACGCTAAATAAGCGTTCCAGCCCCCTCCAGGTAGCCTAACGAATCCGTGTGAACAAAATTCAAAATAGTCTAACCCAAATTGGATGGCGTCCCGAACAGGAACGTCGATCCTTTTGTACGCTTTAACAAGCTCCTCTACTGTGAGAGGGGTGATCTCTAAACAGTCATCACCATTAGCCATAGGGACGGACCCTACGGCATAAGCGCAGGCACAACGAAAATTTCCATTAGAAGTAGTGGTAAGAAAACCACCACTGCGTTGCACCTTGTTGTCGAAAAACGCCAAAATCTCACCATCATCGGTGACATATAAATTACTACACAAAGACATACTCCACCACTTATAGGCGTTCTCAAACTGAGCAGCGAAAGTGTCATAATTAACACACGTTCGCCTCATGGCCCAGTAAGTAGCTAATGTACCCTCGCCAACGAAATTCTTATCCCAGCCGGATATATCACTTCCGACTGGGCCTTTATCTCCCATTGGTTTTCCACTAGCCTTTTCGTAGGTTTTTTTTTTAATGATCCGGCGACCACCG